ACCCACAACGGTGTCTGCTAATTCTAATGTATAGTGAACTACCGTCTTGCCTTTGACCACCGCCATCGCACCCAGGTGAGCAAGAGCCATAGACTTGCCCGCACCCGTTGGAGCAACCACCACACCAAGTTCTCTCTTGCCGAGACCGCCCTTGGTAATCATATCAATCTCATCCCAGTGGGTAGAGACCGGGTTGCGCATCTTCATTTCAAAGCGATCAAGCACATCTTTGTGCCAGTCATGACCGTGGTCGTTGTCTGCGCCCAGGTTCATCGCTTCATTAATAACCTTTTGAATCTGGTCAAAGCTCTGGGACTGAAGAAGATCTACTGATTTGAGGATGGCTTCCTTTAGTTTCTGCTTCTTGCAAAAGTCTAAGGATTTCTCTTTGACATACTCCTCATCATCATCGGCAATAGAATTGCTCTTGATGCGAGCCATAAAATCAATGACCTGTTTAATAATACTATCTGAGTAATCCTCGGTCTGGGTCCGGACTACAGAAACCATAGCGTCGTAGGTGGGGTGTGGGTACGACTCTTTGTGACGGAACATCAGATCCACAAAGACTTGAAGGTATTTCAATTCGAGGTAACTGGTATCTAAGACCTCTTCCATCTGATTCGCGAAATTGCGATCAAAGAGAATGGTCTTTACCAGTTTTTCTTGAAAGGATTTTCCGAACTTACTAAATGTGTCGTATTGTTGTTCGGGCATTTAGATTCCTTATTCTTTACTATAACTTACTTGACGAAAATATAAAGGGCACTCTCAAACTTTTTTATGAGAGTTCAGCATTAACATAAGTTCATCAATATTAAGAGTACCGATACCATCCTTGAGAAGCATTGTCCTAATTATGGTGCGATTGAGATCAACCCCGTCGTTCTGAATCGCATATTTGAGTTTGTTAACTCCTTGCGGTGATATGGTGCTTGTATATAGCTGCATGATTTCATAATTTAAGGCAATAATTTCTTCATTATCAACAACATTTTGATATGCCTTGATTTTATTTTTATTATTTTTTGCATGTGTTAAAATGTCAACGAGCCCATAGTCTTTATTTTCCGAAAGGAAGGGAAATCTTTTAGCCATCGTCTTTAAGCCCAGTCCCCTAACCCCTTCTAAATTGTCAGATTTATCTCCGACGACGGCTCGTGCCCAGGCAAAGTTACGAGGATGTATGCCATATTCCTCAAGCACCTTTTTCTTGTTGATGACTTGCTCGTTCTTACCAGGGCGTAGCAAAATAGTTTTATCATCGCATAACTGTAAAAAGTCTTGGTCGTTAGAAACGATTACCTTTTGCCACTCATCATATTCATTACAGTGACACAGCCAGGCGATAATGTCGTCAGCCTCTACATTCTCCAAGGACATCTGAAGAATGGGAAGTTGCTCCAAGTATTCGGTTAGACGCACAAGCTGGTCGTATTTATTTTCCCGCTCTGCTTCCGGGGTCGCAAACTCATACTCTCTGTTGAGCTTGGGGGCTTTGCGTCCGAGTTTATAGTTTTTGTTTTTCTCCCGCCGGGATTGTGAGCCGCCAGGACCTTCCCAACAAACAACAACTCGGTCAGGTTTAGCACGGCGCACTTCTTTCTGAAGGGAACGCATAAAACCAGTCAGTCCGCCAATTGGATTTCCGTTGATATCCAGTTGGGGAGACATGACATAGTTACGGATGAACATGTTTTGTCCATCAATAATCAGCAATCTTTTCATGGGGTCTCCGTAAGAGTAGTATTTCTACTTCTTACCTATTCTACACTCATCCTCTAGGATGTCAAGAACTCTTTTCTTAAACTTCTTATCTTCTAAGAGTTTCGGAAAGTCTTTACTTTGGAACTTTTTATCTTCCCCGTCAACATTGATAGTATACCAAGCGCCGCTGCGAATACAGCCAGGCGTGCCAGCGATAGCACTAAGCCAGGAACCTTCATCATCAACGCCAACACGGTCGTTAGCAAGGTCAAATAATACATCGAACTGACAACTCCTTGGTGATGGCCCGAAGCGGGACTTCATAGTCTTCGCACTGGTATGGAAACCAATGACCTGCTTCTTCTCGTTAATAATTTGTCCGTTGGACTTTCCCTTGTGCTGAGTCAACCAGACACGAGTTGAGGCGTGGTAGGGCAGCGCCTTGCCGCCGGGCTCCACTCGGTTGTCTCCGAACATCACGCCGATGTTGGTCTTCAACTGGTTAGTAAATACCAGGGCAATCTGTGCCTTGCCTAGCGTCTCGGTTACTTTCCGCATACCTTTGGCTAGTGCCTTGGCTGTCAGACCGATACGGCTGTTGGGGTCATAGTCCCCCTCAATCTCAGCTTTAACTGGGGTTCCAGCCACACTGTCCCACACAATACAGACTAGCTTATCAGGTGCTTTCTCCCTGATGAGACCGATGAGGCGTTCAATGGTCTCAAACACCTCTTCGATCGTGCCAGGCTGAACATACATAAAGTTGTTCTTTGTATCAAGTCCTAGCTGTTCCATAAAATCTGGGGATGCTGCGTTCTCTGTATCAATATAAACAGCAACGCCTCCCATCTTCTGGCAGTTGGCTAGGATCTGAGTCACAACAAGACTCTTGCCGCTGGCAGACTCACCAGCAATCGTGGTGAGCTTGCCGACAGGGATGCCTCCGTCTCGGCGGTTAGAAATAATATAATCAAGAAGAGTCGAACCCGTTGGAATCCAAGTCTTCACATCTGTGGGGTTGTCCCCGTGCAAATCGTATGCAATATTCTCTTTAGCTGCCTTGTTTAATTCGCTGCGCAAATCACTTACAAGGCTGTTTCCAGACCTAGTAGCCATTTAAACTCCATTTCCATAGGGAGGGGCACCTGTAACCCCGTGCCCCCCTGCGGGTGCTGGTCAACTAAGACAGCAAATCGTCGAACGCTGACTCGATGTCGGCAACGCCTTCCAAGTTATTTTCAGTCTTGGTCGTGGCGTTGTTATTATAGCGAGTGGTTTCCGAATCCGTGGTGGTTTCGGTGTCACCCAAGGTGTCGTTGAGAACCTTCTCACAATCCTCGTAAGAGGAAACTTCAAAAATGTCTGAAGCGTCTTTGATAGTTTCAAGAAGAGTGTTGACTTCTTCTTCGGTCTTCGCCAGCTTGCTGGTGCGGCGCATGGGGCGCACATCAGTCGTTGGGAATGATTGACCCGACTTCTTGCCGTAGTCAATGCGAATGTCCGTACCCTTTTCGGTATCGGTAATGTCCCCGTACTCGGGGTCAAGAACTACATCAAGCAGTGCTTGGTAGGTGGTGCGGGAAAAGCCCCACCAGCGAACGCCCTTGTCCTCTTCGCCACGAACGACGATGGGAGCGAACACTCGCATCTTAGGCCAGAAGCGTTTGGCTGCTTCCTTGGAGCCATCAGTGCCTTCGTTCCAAAGGCGGGTTCCCCACTCTGCGATGGGGTCAGCATCACCGTTAGTGCGTGGGCTGAGGACGGTAGTCTTACCTTCGGCACCCATGCCGTAGTGGTAATACGCCTCAAAGAAAGGGTCGCCATTCGGCGGACAGACAAGTCGCAACTGGTGCGTGCCTTCCTCTGGCTTCCAAAAGTTATCCGAAGAGTCTCCTCCTCGGCTCGTAAGAGCAGCGTGCTTCGCCCTCATCTTGCTCAAGTCAATACCCATTGTATTTCTCCTTTACTGGTTAGTTGACCGTAATCTACTATACCACATCACGAGAGGGTGTAAAGCTAATTTTCTTGGGGGGGGTCTTCTATTTTAAAAATCTTCACAACTTCAAGGGGATGTACTTTAAGTTTTTTTCCCGCCGTTAATAAGAGGCAACTCTCATAAACCGACCAGTCTAGTTTGAGATCCCGACCCGTTTTCCCATCATGTTGGGAGGCCACGGCGGCATTCAACGCATTGATGGTATAAAGGGTGTTAGTCTGCTTTTTTCGGTGGACCCTCATAGTGTAAAGACGAGGGTGAAAAGGAGATCCTCTCTCGACTACTGCGTTATAGGTGAGAAGCTGTTTCTGAGGCTCCTCTGTGTGTCTAAATAAAAATATAAAGTTATTCGTCAAATTCATATTATTAGCAATGAAGTTAACTTCACTGAGGATTTCTTCCTCTTCAACATTTGTAAGAAATGAGGCTAACAAAAGTCCTCGGGAGTTCTTCATGGGCGGCTGCTTCCTTATACAAGTCGGTTAGTATAAGTAGTTCGGCTACAGAGATTTAGAAGCGTCTTCTAGGGTTTGGACCGAAGAAGAAAAGAGCACACATAAAATCATCAAATCATTGTAACTTGTCGCATGAACCGAATAACTGACAGAGGAGGCACTCTCTTGGAAATCCTTCACATGATCCTTGATTTTTCTAATCAGTGTCTTATCCTCCTCTAGTTGAGTCGAGGGAATTCCGTAATAGAAGTGGATGCCGTCAATCGCCTCTAGGGGGTAAAGAAATTTAAGACTTCGGTCGTTGTCGAGCGATGAAATGCCATATGTCGCTATGCGACATGTAGAAGGGATATCCACCTTTGATGATAAGACGGAAGGGCTGTGATTAAAGTAATTTATCATAGCCACTACATAAGAAATAAAATTGGCTAATTGCTTCTCATAGTCTTGGATAGAGGCGTCCTCCATCAGACCCTCAGCAGTGGACCGGTCCAGTAAAAGCACGGTCTCGAAGAGCCCCGAGCGAGCGAACTCCTGAAGGATACCAAAAGTTATGCGATCGTCTCGTTTTTGTATTTCTGAGATCATTGGACGCTCGGGTGCCACATATAATATATTAATGGAGGCGTCTTTGATGGTCTCCAAAATTCTCAAGAGGGCCCCGTTGATAGGATGCCCCCCCTCTACCACTACCAACACCTCATCCCCTGGGCGTATAGAGCGCAAATAAATAGAGCACTCCTCAGCATCTATGTTTTTTTCGTAAGCCTCCATATCGTCCTGAGCAGGAATGGAAAGGCTCCCCCGTTCATCCAGGTCGGTGCCTATCTTGTACACCCGATACTCAGGGTACACTATGAGTTCATCCGCAATGGCACACCCCAAGCGGCCGAATCCGATTACTTTATCCATGCTTGAAGGTTTCCTAATGTGTTTCCGCTACTAATATTTATCTGAAATTCTCCAAAATTTGTAGAAGACATCAACGAACAAACATCCTCGACAAGGCTGTCATCTGACTTTTTCATATCAATTACGATAGCGTCGTGAATTAAAAAAGCCACCGAGGAGCCGGAGGAGGATGAGCGTAAAAGGTAGTCTACCTTAAGGGCTTGTTTAAGAAATAGCTCGGCAGCCGTAGACTGAACCAGATAGTTAATAGCATGATGGTCCGAGACGTTTTCAATGGTCCGCCCATAAGGCGTGGTTATATTCCCATCCCTATAGAAATTCGTCAAGATATGTTGTTTGGGATAGAATGAATCCAAACGCTCTGCGGCAGAGGTTGTGGTAGCACTGGAGGATCCATAGAGCCAAGCAAAAAAAGCAACTTTGGCATCATTGCGGGTAAGAGCGTCACCAAAGACCTGCTCCAGATGATAGGTATGAACATCCTCCTTCGGCTGATCCTTGCCGAGGAGCCCCAATAATGTCCGGACCTCTGCCCCATTAAAATCAATCTCAAGAAAATAATCATTAGACGGCAAAACAGCCTCTCGCAATGATTTCGGAAGAGTTAAAATAGGGAAGGTGCCCTGTCGATTTGTTAGGCGTCCAGTCTTAGTGCCAAACTGATTATAGACTACATAGGAGGAATTGTTCATCGCTGTGACGTAGCTTTTAAGCTTAGGTACTGTCATATAACTTCCCATTTTACGTTGGTCAAGCTGAACTTTGCGGTTACTTATATCCTCCAGCAACATAGAGACATGTCTATGAAATTCATACCGAAGGGGGCGGGGGCACTTCGCAAAAACATATTCGGTGATCTGGTTTTTTACTCGGCAATAATCCACCAGAAAACGTGAGGGGACTAAATCATAAAAACAAGTATCATTTAAATCTACCTGTGATATCTGGAGGGAACGGCGAAACGCTCTCATCTGCTTGGAGACATCGGACCAGTCGTCCTTTAAATATTCCGGTATCACTTGGTCGAGGGGCTTCCCCTCCAGGTAAAGGGAGGCATAATCTATATCATAATCCCTTAAATAGGAGGCGAACTTCCACGTCTTGCTGATCTCCGACGGGAAATCACCCCGATCAAAGATCAACCTATCGTTACAAAAGATGCCTAGGCATTCGGCTTTATCGTCTAAGGTTTGAAATAACAAGGAGGGTTCCTTCCGGGATTATATTATATCTCCCACCTCCTCATATGTTAATGGCCTCTCAGAAAATGGTCCCAACAATTCTTCATGAATAAACCTCAGCGCAAACAAATAGTCCTCACCGGGAGACAGCCGATAAACATTTAAAAAACTTCGGATGTCTTTCGTTTTCTGTTGGGGGGTCTTTTCTACCTGTCTCTCAAACAGCCGAAGTTGATAATAGCACTTTAGCGACCATTCTTCTCCATATTCAGTATCACTGCCAAAAATTTCCATAGTGGCAGGAGATCTTTGGTGGACATGGGCGTCAGTCGCCTCACACCCAAAGTTCGGACGAGGGCTAGACACCTGGGAAGTGGTCTGAACAAAGGCATTGTAAAATTGTAAGAGATACGGTTTAAGGATGGGCATGTCATTGGTCCAAGTCTCGATAAAATCTGCTGCGAAGACCTTTTCAAACACCTCCCCGCCAGTAGCAGCAGACCTAATATCGGTTGGAGCGGTGCGATACTTAAAATACCCAGGATAGAGAGTTGTCCCGATCTGATAAATATTCACATGCCGCTTAATGTTGTTGTATTGAGGAATTTGAGAAAAACCATAATAATCAACAGGTGGCACATACCCCGCTATAACCGGGTCATCGCATCGAGTAGTGTTCTTAATGTCTTGGGGGGGATTGGCAATAGGGACGCCATACATATACTCCTGCATTGCTCGGCTTGCTAAATTCGCCACCAAACGAAAGGGGATATGCTGATCAATCGAAAAGCCATACTGTGCTGCTATGTTGGCGACTAGTTGAAATTCAGGTCCCCCCCATTTATTCATTTTCTGAATGTCGTCGTCATAGCGATCCTTTGACACTTCAATGACAAGCCCCGACATGAGGGGAGCAGAAGCGGGAGATTCTAAAAACCCAGACAAAGTGATCGGGCCCACATAGCTCAAGATATTTTCTATATAATTGGAAAACTCAGCAAGAAAAGTTTCAACGTCTAAGACCCGGCGTTGTCGTTTTGCTGCTGCCATGTATTGATCGGTGAACACTGGAAATACTTGATCGACGAGCCACTTATCGTAGGCGACCTCAGTGGAGGTCCACCCCTTATAAATTTGGATCTGGGACCAAGGGCTCTCTTTTGGTAAAATATTATTAGCTGCCAGATCTTGTATTTTCTCAGCAAAATCTCGCCATGCATCAGCCACGAACCCAAGAGCGTAGTGAACTTTATTATCAGCACAATAGCGGAGCGTCTTTAAAGAGGACTCTCGGGGGACCACCGAATTGCCTACGCTATTAATGGTGCCGTAGTAGCTATCCCTTCCCCAAGTGTTTACCATATTAGGCACGGTACCCATGGGAAAGATTTCGTCTCGATATAACTTGCGTCCGGCGAACGTGGTGATGGAAGGTGCGCCGTTGATGACAGGGGGAAAGAGGAAATCATCCTCAGTATTTTTGGTTCCGTTGCCCACATAGGTATTGCGATGGAATGGCTTTACAATAGTCATTCGCTGTCTCCCGGCATCCGCTCATGAATCGCCTCTATAGTTGAAGTAAAGGTGCCTGGACCAATTTCATGGCTTGATTTAACGACCCGGTAATAACCGCCTAGCTTTAGTTGTTTGGCGGCTTCGTGCCCCAGGGCCATATCAGCATTAATGTAAATCATACTCCCGTTTATCAGTGTATTGTTTCCCACCATGGTCAGAGAACAGTCTTGGGGCAACACCATTATGCCTGCTCTGTTTGTGGGCGTGCTGCTTTCAATATTCATGGCTCGAACTTGGGGCATCTGCTTTTCCGAGAAGGCGAACTTTTTAGCCAAGCCGGTGTCGGCTCCTACAAAAAAGTGATAAATTCCCCTCGCCTCGTCTTCGTCTCGAATGCCGTTAAGGTTGGATCCTTGTTCGGCAAAAATAAGCAAATAGTTGACACTCTGGCGCTGTAACCATGGGTTATCAGGATGTACATAGGCGGACTTAATCTCTTCGATAGCTCGGGAAGTAAGAAAATTGCGTGCGCTTTTGGTTTCTGTGCGGTTCCTGGACGAATTGAAGTTGGTGGTCTGCACCTGGGCGTTGTTGGACGAGAGCGAGGAAATCTTCATGGGATTGAGCCGGAGAGGGACTGTTGTGTACCCAAACTTAATCTTGTTTTTGGGCTTCTTTCCGCCGGCAAAGTTCATCATTGGAGATACGAGATCATTGAGAATAGAATCTAAAAACCTCCGGAAGGGAAAAGACTCTCTCTCCATAGCCACTATATTTTCACTAAACCACTGTGTAAACGTGGTTAATGCGATGGGAATGTCGGCGAGGGGCAAAGCGACACCGGGAGCATAATGTTTGTATCCCATCGCATGTGGATGGTAACTCCCCATGATAAGGGCAGCCTCGGATCCGCCCTCGATTGGGGCGTTGGCTAGGGCGACCGAAAGAATATCACCTAAGCGCATATAAAAAGTGCCATATGGATCATCGAGATTGTCTTGCGTGGCTGCTTCATTGTCCAGGGGATCCAGAACACGCTCTTGTGTTAAATATTCATTGAGGTCGGTAGTTCCCCGAAGACGGTCAGCTTGGGCAAGCCCCATCAATTTCGCTTCGATTTGAGCGTCCTGGTGGGCACCGAGGGAGGCTCCTCCACGGGTAAGCTTTACAGACCTCAGGTTGGCATTTCGGTCTCCAAGGTTCACAGGACCACGAAGTCCCCCAACCGTGGTCCTAACAGTGAACAGGACCTTGCTCTCGATAATTCTTTTCATGAAAATTTGGTACCGAATCGTCCGGACGATACGTTGGGCAAACGACAAATAAACACTAGCCTCATCCAACTGTGCGTTCAGCTTTTTAAGTTGATCATCAGAAGCGGGGTCCTTTCTTGATTGTGTCCCGGTGGTGCTTCTACGGGCTCGTGTGGTCTCTCTTAGGTCTATTTCTTCCTCGATTAATTCAATCTCGGCTTTGATCCCCTTTATCGTGCCAGTAAAGCCGTGGGTGAACCCGAGAGGCAGGACGGTTCTGCCGTCCCAGAAAACTGACGCACCCATATCCCAAATGGCACCCGGTGTTGCTGCGGCCGCTCGACCTAGGTTTTTGAGGGTAACCCCCCCAGAGGCATCCACGGTGGTGCTATTGGGATCAATGACCATGAGCGCCTTGTTGCGATTAGCAATCTGGTGTTCTATGTAGCCGTCTTTATATAAATTCTTCTGGCTCTCCTGTGCGACAGGGAGGGCAAGCGTCAGGTCTTCGATGGCTGGGCGGGTGGCCCAGCCCGCCAAGATGTCCGTATGATTAGTCAGCATTTGCGCATCGAAGCTTCCCACATATTCGATAGAGAGCGTGACAGTCCCATTCTCGCCAAAGCTGATATTATACTTGCTCAAATTGAGCAAAATGACTCTTTGCGACGCCTTTACCCCACTCACAAAACTATCTGTCAACATTTTTAACTCAGTGTTTTGAGGAATAGCCCAGCCGCATTTAACCTTGAGGACCTTGAAACCTTTAGCGCCAGAATCAGCCTCTAATTCCTGGGGTAATTTTCCCTCCTTGATAAGTTCTTTACGGCGTTGAATACGCTTTTTTAACCAGTCGAGGCGGGGGGTGGGGTCAGTGGGCTCAGGAGTGCGGGAAGACGGCTTTGGATCTATGTCTGTCTTAATAAAGTTCAAATAAGTAGCATTGAGAAGCTCTACCATAGATCCGAAATATAGTTCTAAGTTAGCTTTAATGATTCGATCGCCTTGGTGCTTGTTGTCGAAATTCCAGCTAAAAGATTTTACCCCGACATTCGTCCCCAACTGCTCCCGTGATTCGGTAATTTCCTTGAGCACCCCCTGGGATCTCAGCCCCGCAAACTCAATCATTTTTTGTGCCGACACATAGTCACTAAATAAAATAGGTTCGTCAGAGAACGAGGTTTCTCCATTGGGTGTCTTACCTCCAATATAAAACTCTAACTTGGGCTGCAAAACCGACAGTTGGTCGGACTTGGCTCGCATGAAGTCGATCGTGTCGGCAGAATTTATTATAAGATTGGGGATATCATTAGCAGCGCCAAGATAATGAAAGATATCACTACTATGGCGGTTAAAAGCTGTGCCTCCGGCTACGACATGCTGGACGCTATTGGGAGCTAACTGATATTGGTTGAGCAAGAGAAGAGTTTGAATATTCTCCCTTCTGAGTGCTTGCGCTTCTGTCTCAGAAATTTTATCTGGTGTGGCTGCCATTGCTTACACCATTGCCAAGACTTCTTGAAGGGGCTGGGGAATGTAAATAATGTCACCAACCTTAAAATCTGATTCGGTAGGCTTTTTGTTATACCAGGCGATCACCCACCACATCTTGGGGTCTTGATAATATTCGTGAGCCAAGTTATATAACTTGTCGGTAGATCCCCAAAGATAAGGAATCGACTGAAGAGAATTGATCTGCTGATTAGTTGGATAATTAAATCTGGCTGTCCCATACTGGAATATCTGCTTAACGTCCCTGTCTTTAAAAAACACCTTATAGTATTCCTTGCTGTCATTAAGGAACATCTCCCTGTTATCATAACGTGTGCTTGCCATTAGTACTTCTCCTTATTTCTTGGCCGCCGCACGGCGGTCAAAGTCAGCCATTTTTCGAGCTTGGTCTGCTTCGAAGGCAGCAGGGTCGTGCTCGGCGCTTGGTCCTATAGGAGTCGAGCGGGCGGCGGCGGAGGGACTATTAGGGTCCACCACTCTTTGCCCGGACACTGGCGGGTTGGGTGGCTTGACCTTGGTTGCCCATATGGTGGATTGGTGATCCCCGTAGGGGAAGCCTTGTGATCCCCCTCGGAAATAATAGGTGCCCTTGTCGCTCTTCACTCCCTGGCGGAAACCTAAGGAGTGCTCATGAAGGACCGTCAATTCAAAATTGAGCCGGATAGCCTTGGGGAGGTACTCTACCCCACCCGTCTTCAGGGGACCCCCGCCGGAATAAGTAAACATACCTTCTTCCAAGAGTGGGTCCATTGTAAGTCCATTCACATATCCCAAAAGAGGTCCTCCGGTTGCGCCGTCTTGAATCAAATTACCAAATTTTACTTTAAGAAGAGGTCCCATGTTAATAGTTGAGGCTCCTTGTCGGTCCTCGTACAACGGGTATAGAAATGTAAAAAGTTTATTTATTTTTGCCATGTTTTCGGCTGCCTGTTTGACACCCGAAGAGGGAACCACCCACGCAACAGAGAGAGCACGACGGGTTTGACTAAATGTCGATATAGGATCCATGCGTCCGAACACCTGCTCCGCAGTCCATTCCGAGTTATAGGCATCACTAAACCCATCCAGAAAAGCAGAGAACTCAACGAAATTTCGCTTCTTGGCGTTGCTCGTAGGCACATGCTCAATGTATAAAGTGTAACCTTGATTATAAAGATCTTGCTCCCCAGGGAGCCCTGTCTTCATTGGGTATTTAGGATAACTATTGTTTGCCATTGTTCATTGTTCCCTAAGAGATATTGAGAGGGTTAGTAGCCTCGTTATACACATCAACAACCGTCTCGCCAAACACCCTATCATTGACGACAAGTTGTATTGGCTGCCTCATGCGCTGAACTGTTTGTCCCCCAGTTCTCCCCTGTCCCGCATTCGCCGTAGCTGTAGCAGCGTTGCGCATAGCCACCTTGTCCGCTGCCTTAGAGGCATTAAAGGTGGCTTGAACTTCCCTCATCACAGCTTTCATGTTTTCAAGTTCCCCAGTACCCACTGTGGTGGATACGGTAACAATACGTTCAAGGCTTGCCATAGAATCACTGGCTGTGTCAAACTCGTTGAAAGCACTGGCTAAATCTCCAAGCTCCGCAATGAAAGATTTCATGCCCCCTAAGACTTCTGAACTCCCTAGGCGTGCCATCGCACTAGCAATAATGTCTAGAGACCCAGCAATGCCCGAGGTTTTATTTCCCAAGGCGGAAGCAATCACCCCCAAAGCAGCCCCTAGGGCCGCCAAGGCGATCGACAACCCAAGCAAAGCTGCTATGCCGGCAGCAAAAACAACTGCTCCTATGCCACTGTACATTATGGCACCGAGCCCTAGTATAGCCAAGCCCAAGAGAACGATGGCACCAGTGGCAGTCGCTAATTCATTAAGCCCAATCTCCTTAAACGAACCTAGGGATAACCCTAGGGCCCCCAAGGATAAAGCCAACAAAAGCAGAGCGCCTGCGCCTTTAGCAATATCGGCAGGAGTAATGGTCCTCATAAAGTTAAAGAAGGCGCTCAGTCCAGCGCCGATTGAAGTAAGGAATCCTGGCATCGTAGGGGCGACGAACCCCAGAGTAGTAGCCAAACTAGCGAACCAAGTCCCGACGACTGGCAAGACTGTCGATAAACTAAACAATACCGTCAAAATACCCTTCATAGCCGCCACAAACACCAAGACTTTAGCAATGCCGGATTCCGCTAAAAATTTGATGAAGCCCATAATGATCTCTACTACTGGAGTCATTTCAATGACGATTTCCTGAAGTAGGACCTTGAACTTGTCCATAGCTTTGGTCATTTTTTCTGCTCGTTCTCGGAGTTCTTTCTGTTCTTTGTTGTAGAGGCGCATCTTGGCGGGGTCACCAAAAAGACGGCTAGCCAAATCTACATCCACCCCAAGCACATCCGCAATAGCTTGCTTTTGTCGGCGGTCCATGTCCTTAAAGTTCTTACCCCGTAGATCAAACTCTTGTCGCAATATTTTAATGCGGTCCTCGTGGCTCGCTGTCATCATTTCTACAGAGTTCAATTGAAGTCCGATTTGAGCATTAAGTTTGCCGGCTAAGTCAGCAGCGCCCTGGAATGTATCAAACGCTTCCGCAATATTAAAAGCTTCCTGAAGCTCCATGCCCAGGGCTCGTGCCTGTGTTGCCAACTTTTTGAAAACCTTGGTGCCCTCGTCGCCGTATCGAGCCAACTGCGGCTGGAGCGTTTGGAAATCTTTTACCATTTGTGATGTTGGCAAACCAATCTGCTGTCCTAGGCGATCAAAATCCTTAGCCGCAGCGATGGCGGATCCCCTGGTCATGTTCATTCCACGAGTTAAGCCGTCGAGGAGGAGTCCTGTCTCTCCAGCTTCGATTCCCATTTTGGAGAATTCAGCAGCAAGTACTCCTATCTCTAGACGAGCAGTCCCGCTATAAGTTGCAAACAGAGTCATACTGGATCCCACGCCGGAAACAGTGCTCCCCAATTCTTCCAGCGTCATTCCGAGGCCGTGGGTCTCCCCAGCCAGGGCAGTGATGTCCCCCGAAAAAGCCTCGGTATAGCCCGTAGCCTGAGCGAGGGCAACATTGGCAGCATCCAAAGAGTGAGCCATTTGAATAATTTGAGTAGTGAGTCCTTTGAATGAACCAATCTGGTCCAATTGGAGTCCAGTTAGTTGGCTAGTGAGATCAATAGCTTCCTTTTGGAGATCAATTTCTTCTTGTCTAGCTTCGTTGACTTTGTCTAAAGCTTCGTTATACTCTTCAGTTATTTTTCTAAGCCTGGCTAAACGGCGTTGTTCGCTGGAAGATAGATCTTTCCCGAGAGCTTGGAGCTTTATTTGTTTTTCGATTAAGGCGTTTTTCTTCTCGTTTAGTTTATTAAGCCTCTGGATGTACTCTTCATCCACCCCATAAGCCTCGGCGAGTAGCTTTTGGGTGTCGCTCAAATTCTTGGCTGCTTCTTCTTGTCGGCGGAGAAGCTCAATCCTGTCCTCCAGGGCTTGTTGCTCTTCTGGAGTAAGGGGCGGGGGGGTACCGTTGGGGGGTAATGGCATCTACAAATACCTCAGTTGCGAATGGGCCAAGCTATTCCAGCTTCCCTTTCAAATCTCTTGATCGCAACATCTAGTTTAGATTTCTGAGAATAGGTCATCGGGTTGTCTAGCCCGTACTTTTTAATATAATTCATGTACCGTTTTTCGTTGACGAGGGCATCAGTAAATCTTTCTACTTCTATTTTGTTCCCTCGAACTCGGACGGGGATGCGGCGACCTTTGTACATTTTTGAAAGTAAATATTGTATCCACGCCGCAAAGACGTGGAGGATGTTTTCGTTGAGTTCACCCTTGCGAGCGGACCCCAGGTCAAATACTAATTCTTCTAGTTGTTCTTCAGTAAGCATAATAAATCCTCGGCAACAAACACAGTTGCTTAATAAATAGTCTTTAGATAAGATTTATGAACAACTACCGGCTGCGAGATTTTGCTTGCCGCATAGCTTGTTCATGTTGTTCGGCTTCATCTTTTTTCTGTTTTCCCAAACGGGACAAAAACCAGCGCCTCAACACGACCGGAAGGTTGTAAGCCTCAAAGAAACTCCACCCTCCATAATATTTTAGTTGAAAGAATTCTTCGTAAACACTTTCGGAGTATGCGTCACTTAGGCCAAAAAAAGTCGATGGTCAGCGGAACCTCCATGTCCGCAGAGTATCCGCATGAACTGCACTCGAATGTTTGGGTTAGATCAATATTAGGCGAGACCGCCGCATAGAAAGTTCTCAAGAACCGTGAGTCTCTAGCCGGCATTGCGTTAACAAAGCTCGCTATAGTCACTACATCGTCTGAGCCGTTAACCGACACGATGAAGGCTCTAAACTGGTCTGTAAGCGTGGACTCACTCAGCTTTTTCTTGGCTTTGCGCTGGGCTTTCTTGAAGAGTTCCATCTCGTCATGACCAGTTAAAAGACGGCACTCAACCTTCGCCTTAGTCATGGGGGTCTCGATGAGGAAAGTGTTGCGTTCTGTCAAGGTAGCATCGTACTTTTCCAAAGCGTTATCAGGCGTGGTAACGGCACCCTCATTTAGATCAAAAGCATATTCGCTTTGCTCCTGGCAGGATGGGCAAGTAGCTTTAGTCTCGTAAATATTGCCATAACCAGTAACTCGGGCACCAATAATAAGAGCGTTTTTATCTCCCACTAGTAATGAGTTTACATCTATGTTTTTATCTACAATGAGATTTTCAAGGACTCGATCAATCGCTACCCCAGCCTTGACCAGCGAACGAGAAGTGAGAATATCCTCCTCTTTGGCTGTCATATACTTAATCTCAATGGTTGAAGTATCATGAAGCGGGTGCCCAGGGGGATAAAACTTACCGTCGCTTGGCAATTGAACCATCTCGGTGGGCGTTGCCCAAGAGAAACCACCCCCGGTCTGTGCCGTTACAGCAGCAGCGGGAGGGTTCTCATCAATTTCTAGAATATCTTCGTCCTCAAAGCCGAGGCGCTCTTTGTTTCTACTCATGTACTATAACCTTTCTAAAGAAACTTTTTATCCACTTTTGCCGACAGCATATTTCACAGCGTTTCCGGTAGTGGTCACCGTGGCATAATCATACACAATCTCAACAGTGATCTCAACCATATCGTCAGAAGTATAATCTAATGCGCCGCCGAAATCAATGCTCGAAATCCAGGGGTTTTCAAGCTTCCATGTTTCCACAATCTCACCCTCACCGTCAATTTGAGAAATGCTCAAACCAATCAAACCGTTTTTGACCGAAGCGGCCTTGCTTATGGTTCCACGTTTGTCCTGACTGACAGGTTCTTGGTATCCCGAAGCCTTGAAACGTTCCATCATCGTCTTGGCCATATCAGGATCTAAGGGGTCAACCAGAGTTATTGAAATGGGATCCCAAGTCGCTCGTCCGGGATACTTAAAGGTGTGATTCAAAAACACATGCTCAATCGAGTTAACGCTCACCTTGGGCTTGTTCGCCGTCTTAATGACCCAAACCGGGATATTTCCCATGTTGAGAATAAACCGATATCTACGCTTAGGGTCCAGAGTGGAGTTGCTCCAAAATTTCATCTGAGTGTTCTCCTGTTATTAGTATATAGTGTTTTCATAACTTTTTTAATCCTCAAACGAAGCGCCGCTGTTGGTCACGACAAAATCAATGGCGAAGAATTCGGCAGCCCGAGTAGGCTTCACCAACAACTTAGCATAGATGATGTTACGATCAATCAAATCTGGTGTCGTGGTGGTTTGATCTAGAATCAGCTTAAAGTCTTCGATGCCAAATTGTGATTGAACGTCACGAAGAATAGGGGTCGCCTGTTGAGTAAAACGGATCCATGTATCTTGTGTGTTCGGGGCGAAGAGCAACCGAGAAGCGATGAAAGATATTTCTCGCTTCAAGTAGATCAGCAACCGGCGCACGTTAATACGATCCAATGCGGAGGCTGTCTGTTGGAGAGTCTTTTGTCCAAATATCACAATCCCTTCTGCCGGGAACTTAGCAATCGGATTAATGTTTGCTTCATAAAGCGAATCCCGATCTGCGGATGTCAATCGCTTTGACACATCCAAAACGGGAACACCACCTCCGCCATCAGACAGACCACCTCGGGCAAAGCCAGCAGGCGCAAACCACGGGGCAGCGATCTTGTCTGTGTTGGAAAGAGCACCCAATGCCACCACTGAAGGTGGGGACCACAAGGTACGGCCAGAAACACTATCGTTTATCAATACCCACGGATAATAAGTAGCACCGTAGCTAGTATTAATATTTCTATCCACAAGAGCGTCTACAGCCGCCTTGACTGTGAAGCTGTTGCGGGACTGGGCAGATTCAGCGTTAGCAGTATCAGGAGTGTATACCTTCTGGATGTCGATAATAGCCAAAGAGTCGCCTCGGTCCTGAACGGCGTCTAAAAGATAATTGGTTACCGCATTTTGTGTAATTCCGGGAATGGTTGCGGCATTCATTTGTACAACTTCCGGATCTGATATTATGTTTATCGCCTTCTTCAGACTGAACAGTGGGTAAGAGTCTTTCTCGTCGGTAGCGGTATCAAACGCTGTCGAAAGACGGAAGGGGTCACGCTCGGTGATATCGAAACCGTCAGCACCACCATGAAGAAGGGTTGTAAACTGGTCATATCCGGCAGCCAAAGTCCCGGTATAACTATACAGGGCTGATAGGCTTGTGCCGGCGGGTCGGTACGCACCGTTCCAGCCCCCGGACTGGGCCTCAAACGAAGAGTTCAAGGTACCCGACACATTATCCAGCGAAAACACCCACGACAACTGAACTGGGTCCGAGGTCGATAAGGATTGAGGGACCATAGGAAGATCATGGGTGGTTCCAGCCGGGCTTGTTTCTAGTCCCGAGCAGCGGGGGCGCACCATGTCCTGTATTTGATAGGTGTATGTAGGGTCGGTCGGTGTACGCCCTGTCCATGCTCCCCAGTAAACAGACCCGTTATCCTTAGGGTTGCCCCAGGTGCTTTGTTTCCTAAGCGGGACAGTGGGGAAATTGATTGACCCACTAAACTGTATTTTGTTTAGTCCACCAGTAAAGTTGGTAAGAACGTTAAGGGCACCGGTAAGGGTCTCTGAGTTGGTCTGGACCCCATCAACACCCAATTGTACCTGTGTTATGGTGATTACATTAGCGCCTGGTGAGGCGGCGGTAATCTTACCGTTAGCAGTGTTGCCGGTGGTGTTAATAATCGTCTCGTAGATTTTGGCAGCCATGTCATTGTCGCTGCCAATGCCGGCGATGCCGATCACCATTCCAGTGGTGGTGGTGACGGTGTTGTCAGTAGTGAACACATGAGAAGTACCATAGCTATCCACCAATGTAATCGTCTCCCCATCGCCGATGACGCCGTGAGCGCCGATGGTGAGGGTGCAGCTTGCGGCTGCGGAGGCAGGTAGATCACCCAACGACAGAACCATATTCGGGGCGTCGTCTTGTCCATGACCACCGAGGCGACCGAACACTGATGCTCCACCGCCGTCAACCATGTCAGCAGCAGCAGGAAGCTCTGTCGAGGGAAGGGTGTTGGCAGCTTGGCGTCCGAAACTGGTAGATCCAGAACAAACTGTCACTCCTCGGTACTTCGGCGGGCCAAACATACCGAAAGGAAGAAGGCGGCTATCCGTAGATCCACGATCCACATCCTCATCCATGTCCACCCTAATATAAACGGAGTTATTACCATATTGCCCGTATTCACGGTTGCCAGCGATAGAGGCATCATATACCTCGTACTTATCGCCGACGACCTTGGCAATATAATTGCTCGAAGCGGGATTCAGAGTTAACCCGTCAAATCTCTCCAGCACTACTGGCACCGAGTCGGTGTCTGAGAGTTTGCGAATGACTAAAGAAAATGTTCCATACTCCTCAAAGTCTCCTCTTGGAGCCTTAATGTTAGTGATGGAGATTTTTATCTCCTGTTGAGCCCAAACGCCTGCGGTGAGTGAGACACAGCGGAAAAGCTTTTGCATATTCTTTGGTTCATAATTTGCGGCAACACCAAGATCTTGAGAAATGAACCAGCCTGTTGTGCTGTTCTGGGCACCGAACTGGAAGTTTGATTGTTGCTCGGTGCCGGTGCCACCATTGACCATGGGCCACACAACGACGTGTGCCGAGGAATCGATGCTCGACCCTAATACACCTAGGCTACCGGAGGCGTCTGCCAAGAGCGACCTTTCAAACGTTTCCCCAAGCCAATATTCTCCGCCTTGAGCGGCGGCTTGGGCGGTCGTACTAGTGATGTCATCATTAGTGAGAGACGGGTTAGTGTTTAATACGTTGCGCAAGTAATTGGGCTGATTTGGGTCTAGACTTATTTTTACCGTCTTTCCGCTAGCTACCGTTCCATCCGGAGAGAACCCAAGGGTAAGCTCTTTGTTGGTCATCTCATACATTTCACAACACGATCCGGTGGTTGCACCGTCAGTGCGGGTGCCCTGTATGTACATGCGCCCTTCCGGAACATAGAACGTCGCTGCCAACGAGCCTGTAACAGTAGATCCGCCAACGCCAGTATTGGTGGTCTCTAGTGTTCCGGAGGGGAAAACAAAGAGTCCCCATGCTCCGCCGCCGGTCACTGTTGAATTGGCAGTCCCGGCTTTCCAGCCCGCCTTACCGGCAGCAGTCGCATCCGAGGATTCTTCCCCTAGTAGACGCACATAGGTCAGAGGGCTGCTATTTCGTAACCATGCCTGAGCAGCATAAGCGCCGTATGTGGGGGCGCTGGTGTTACCCTCTCTCCAATAGTCTCCCGGCTCAGAGCCCGGAATAGGGTTGCCAAACGTCGTTACGAACTCGGAAAAAGAAGCGACTTGGACAGGTACCATGCCTGGTCCTTTGCGTGCGGTACCGATGACTACCGGTCCTACAGCCCCAGGAAGATCTGGGAGTTGGGAGTTGTCGATTTCGTCAATGTAGACGCCGGGTGAGATGAATTTGAACTTTCTTGAAGAATTATCCGCCATTTTAAACTTATTCTCCTTTTAAATAATGCCTATGTAAAAATCTGTGTATAGGGAGTTACACTAATATTAAATAGTTCGATAAAGTACCAAACTCCCTGCTCTTCTTAGGGACGATATTTTTCTTTTTTACCATAATGAAAATCTGGTATATCTCCTACGATGCTGCGCTCTCGACCCATGGTTACTTTGACTGCTGATTCCCGGCGAACGATTGTAGGTGTCTCTTGATTAGTTTCTCCACCGACTATGAAGCCCAAGACTCGTATAGTGATATTAGTCTTGAAAAGCCTCTCCGCAACATCAAGACCGGAAGAATTATTATCTAAAGCAAAATCGGGCTCCATGAATGCTTCGTAGGTGTTCCCCTCGTGGGACACCTGAAAGACACTCGGGGTGCTGGTCCGAGCAAGGAAAGGCGCAGCAACCTCATTCATCTGCTGGGCATAATTTGTCGTTATCCCAATTGTATAGGTCACTTCAATAAATGTCGGCATTGGTACTAGCAATGTCTCATAAACAATGTCGTCGTTATTGCTACTAGGAAAGGTTTGAAAAGTTTTGTCTGTCCCGGTGGCTGACTTCCGAATCGCATTAGCGTTAGCAAAGTTCTTAGTTTTATCCTGTTGGACTCGGCGTGTTATCTCTATCGATCCCCCTTTTTTGTAGTAGTCATAGTAGGGAGGTATATAAACCCCATAGCGCCCTTTGTTTTGGGGGTTTCGATTAATGGATGTGCGCAGCACGGATAGAAGGGGGTACTCAAGGGTGCGTCCCCCTGATTTGTCAGGGCTCCCTGAGCGGATATGGCGTTCATTTTTTATCTGATAGGCTCTTTCAGGTACCGAAAATATAACCGGAACTTTCTTGTATCCTGAATTGGCGGTGGCAAATATATTAAGTTCATCATTGATATAATTATAGATAGCATAATCTATGTCTTCCATGTTTGAAGGACTAAAGGGATACGAAATAGTGTCAGTAACATTAGGACGTGGTTCACTTGGCATTGAAGAGTCCCTCCCGAGCTTGTTTACAAACTGCCGTAACCTCTAATGATGTTCCGTCCGCAAAGTCGCTATCTTGCCCAAAGAGGTAACGGGGCTCGAAAACATCCACGATCTCAAAGTACATTCCATCATACTGAACATAATCTCCAAGGCGGACAAACAGGTTTTGATCAGCCGTTAGGCGGCGCTTATGGAAATGAATGGTGATATTATACAAGTTGTCGAAACCTAATTGTGTCTGGGTCCTGTCGGACCCATTAAATTCGACGAGCGAATACACCCTTACTGGCGGGAGGTACGTTTTTTGAATAGCCTCTCCATACAGCGGATGATAATTAGTCTTCTCCATATCGAGTGAAAAATATAAAACCTGTTGACCGATGATGCGTTCGATGACTTCATCGTTAATCTGTTTGACAAAATTACGTTCGGCCTTCCCCACGAAGAGAGGAGGTGGCGGAGATGCTGGTTGAGACCACCTGTTGGCGTTGGACCCTGCTTTCCATGTTGGCATTTAATTACCCCACATAGATACCTTGCGGTATCTTGGCTAATACTTCTTGGACACTCGCCTGAAGGGCTTGGTCCCCTTCTGCCAGTTTTCCGTAAACTAACTCGTCAAACACTGCTTTAAGTTCATCCCGAAGAGAGGTTTGCTCTTCCTTGGCCTCGCTAATAAGAGCGGGTCCATTGAGAGTTACATCGTTACCCGGTATAGGAATTGACCCCAGTTTTGAGCGAACTTGTCCTAGTGTCTCCTTGGATAAAGAAAGGGCAAAGCGACGAATCCATTGTTTCCCAATGCTATTGATGTTTATATAGGGCACATTTGGAAAAGGTAGAGAGTTCAGATTGTTAACCCCGTCAGCGCCATATTTTCTATCAGATTGCTCATCAAAGGCGTCTTCGCTGACTCGGAAATCCAGCCAAAACTTTCGAGGGAATCCCCCGTCAGGGGTAGGATAAATGCGTAGGCGATTGTTGTTAATCTCAAAAGAATAATGAGAAGCACGGACATGCATGTCCTCTTTGAAAGCATAGGCTTGTAAAACATTTTGCCATGCTGGTACCAATTGAAAAGTGCTATCATCCGCATACATGCCGTAAGTAGATAAGTTTCCTACTGTTCCTATTGGGTAGCCTCCGAAAAACTGCCACATCGAACCTGGCGTTTTATAATACACCTTCTGAATCGTAATCGCAGATTTCCCTACTTTTCCGAAATATGGCAAAGCGTTGGGGTTTCCCGGATCAACAGAGGCGCTGTAAATAATAGACTGAAGGTCATAATCTTGTTGGTTGGCGACTGGTGTGAAAGAGGCTGAGTATATTCTTTGTGACGCTCCTACGGGGACGTGGAGGCTTGCCCCTCTGGCGATGTGAGTAGCATATCCCAATTGAAAACGAGGGAATTTCAGATTGGGCTTAACATCAATACCCTTATCATATGCTGTGAACTCGCCATCTTGATTAAAAGACCCCGTAGTATTGCCGAGCATATCCGATAAAACATTTTTGGCCTGATGGGTGTTCAGTAAATAAGAATATTCTAGGCAAGCCTCCTCGTAGGCATTATAAACATTCGAGGGGGTGATCTCCAAATCTAGAACGTTTCCCCCTAATTTATTATAAACATATGCAACCTGATCAACCGCCCCAGAGATGAAAGACCTTACGCCAGAATCCCCATCGCCGGCTGATGTGTAAATTCCATAAGCCAAGGCTGTTGATACCGCCGTAAGCGTGCCTGTAGCCGGGAGGACTACAGAACTTACAGTGCTTTTAGGTTGAAGATTAGTTGGCATTTAGAATGTACCTCTTTTATGGATATTATTAATTAGGCTAGTCATCGTAGACTTTACTAAAAATAAAAGAAAACCCCGCCACAAGGACGAGGTAATCTTTCGGTTTATTCACCGGGATTGATTTTTAAATCAAACCAAGTCGTGAACCACCACTAGACCATACATGTCAGGACGTACCATGGCTTTGGCATAGCGAGTCATCACGCCCTTGCGGGGCACGAAATCTTCGGTACCAAAGATGGTAGGCGTGACTTGCAGCGGTACATAGGGAGCGTATACAAAGCCGCTCTCCAAGAAGCTGCTGCCACGACGACCAGCCAAGATCAGGTTGCGTGGGAAGTAAGGATCGACGTATACGTCCATCTTACGACTCAGGCTACCCACCTTAACAGCGCCCCAACTACCTTTTTCCTCATCCACGACGGCATCCGCACGGAAACCAGCAGTGAACTCCATGATGCCAGCCACTTCTGGCGACGTGACAACAAAGTTGGCACCCCCTCGAAGTGTCTTGCGATGGATACGGGCGCTAAGATCATTAACGCTTTCGAGAAGGGTCTCATACCACTCACTGACGGTGCCAGTGAAGTCCGGGTACAGCGACGTCGTAACGTCCTTGCCCGATTCACGATTCAAGAAACGTCCTGGCTGACGGCTCCAATGGAGCATTCCGCCGGTCTGTCCCTTGACAAGATCCTCAAGGATTTCTTGATCGATCTCAAGAGCAATGTGCTCCGAAAGAACGCTTGTAAGCTCAACTTCAGCGTCGAGATTATGATAAGCATTCAAATCCTGAGCAAGCTCCGGAGTCCACTTAGCCTTCAGCTTCTTGGTCATCGCTGTCACAGCCATGGAATCAACCTTGATGTCGATTTCGGGAATCTTACCACTGTTTTCGAGGGCCCAGGGAGCCACGCCACGGATCGAGCCGATCGCTTCGCCGTTGCGGAATCCATCTTTGATGGGCCATGAAATACCACCGGCTGCGTCGGCGAGGTTGGCTCGTCCAACGAGGGGTGAAGCTACGGCATTGGTCACCGATCCGTCAATCGACGCAAAGACAAACAAGAGGTTATCTCTTGCCGACCCCGAGAACTGCGTCAAGCGGCGGACTAGAGTAATAGCACCGCCGCCAGAGACGGTGGGAACTTGAATAGAACCAGTGCCGACCGAAATGGCCACCAGATCATCGAAGTTCAAGTTACTAAAGCTAGCAACAGGCTCTTCAGCGATCAAAAAGTTGGTTGTGCCCGAAACAAATGCCGGGTCATCACGCAACACGCCAATGATGTTGTTGTTGTTACCATAATCCGAGATACCAAACGTTCCGGTTTCCTTGACGGTAAGCTGGAGGTTGGTTGCCGAACCAGTGGGGCTCGAATAACCATTATTCAAGCTGTAAAACGATGTTTCATCGCCAAGGTGAGGATTGGTGCTGGAGTCCAGAACACCAAGATCAACACCACCTGTGATGCCAACGCCAACAACGCCGCCACCATAAACAGAACTACCATACAATTCACCCAAACGGTGAGTTGGAGGTTCTGCGGTGCCCCCGTTCGAATCCGCACTATAGACGAAATCGAGGAAGAAAATGAGACCGCTAGGCAGGCTCATGGGTTGGACCGAAACAAGGTCCTGGGCCAAAAGGTTACCGAAAACTCGGCGAACCAATGGGAAAGCAACTGCGGCGAAACCTTCGACGTCGCCGGCTTGCATGGTGCTGGTCTCTTTAAGCAATTGAGCAGCCTGGTTTTCCAGAAGTCGAGCCATGTTCGAACGCTTTACGTCGTCGAGCCCCTCTAGAAGTCCAGTGCGTTGCCATTTGCCCAGAAGAGCTTCACCTTCGTTGGCAAGAGAGCGTGCTCTGATGCCTTCTGTTAGTGTATCTACTACTGACATTTTATTAATCTCCTTATTTGTTATCAGTGTTATTTAAACCCGCAAGGGTTGCCCAACGGTTAAGTGTTGGGGCTGAAGAATCGGCGGTGTTTTTGTCATTATGACGGCTACTAAGAATCACTGAGGACTTTCTGGAGACTACTTCAGACAACGATTGTGTTTTGCGCTGACGTGTGTGCGCCATTGTCTTTTGAAGAGTTTCGAAAATTGTTCTCGATTCTTCCGCTGATTTTGCATGACTGACCAACTCAGCAATTTTAGTTTTTTGCTGCTCATTCAAGGAGGTGTCAGTAAGAACTTTATTGGTATATAAAAGCCTTGCATTTTGTAAATTTAATTCTTCAAGTTTGGTTTTCAATTCTTGAAGAATACGTTTCATTTTTTTATTGTGAGCACGAAGAGACTCGTTTTGGGCGGATGCTTGGCGTAGTTCCTCTACTTCACTTTTATCCATTCCGTCTGTATAGTCATAGCGAGTGACTGCTTCTTCTCGGTCTTCATACTCTTCTTCATCCGATTGGTCAACGAGTGCCTCGACATCCTCGGGTGAGATCTCTACGGATAACATCTCCTTAAACACCTCAACAAGTTCGTCTTCGGTGATTTCTACTTCATCGGATCTGTTAGCGGGGGCGTCCTCGTCCTCAATTGATAGGTCTATGCCTACCTCATCGGCGATCTCTTCCCTGTCTAGCTCTAGAGTATCTCCATCCTCTTCCTCCGCCGCAGCCAAAATATCATCCAGATCAACGACGACGATCTCCTCTTCTGTATCTCGGGGCTCGTGAGCCATAGGGACTTGTTCCATGGCTGTATTTTCTATGTCTGTGGCGCTCTCAGCATCAGGCTCTAAAGGGGCTGGATCAGCAGGGTCTTGCTCTAGTAGACGACTCACTGCCGACTTGACCTCTTCCGAATACTTTTCGACAATCATAGATTCTGCGTTTTTAAGGGCAGCATCACGCAATGACGACGCATCGATTATAGCTTGCTCTAGCATGTTGGACATAGAAAATTCCTCTCGTGGTGAGAATATATCAATTTAAATAGTTTGGAACGGGACTAAAGACCCGTATTTCTCTCAGGGGGTATCTTTTATATCATCAAACATTGATGCCTGAGCCTGTCAGATTGTATATAGGGGCTGGATTGATACTTGTGAGGGAAGCGTAGAGAGTCCAAAACACTCCGTCGCCAGGAGTGCCGACTTCTTTAATCCATACCCGAGAACACTTTACGTCTATGGTGATTGGGTTTTTCCACGTTTCGCCAGCAAGCACATCGTAAACAGGAAAGTGAGCATAGTGCCCGACGCTCTCAACTCGGGGATTGGCAGGGTCAGCAAATGCGAGCACCAATTGGCACGAGTTTCCTGAGAATCCGAGACTGCTGTAGGGCATCAAAGTGATAGATTTAGTAACGGCAGGAAAGATAATTTCTTGTTGGGTGCCGGCAGCCAGAGGATAATTGCCGCTCCCTGTTACATAAGGATATCCCGAAACTTGATAAGCGCCTGCGCTCCCTAAGCCAGGAGTCTGAAATCCCTGTCCGTAGTTAGTTGTATCCGGAGATGTTGCCATTATTTTTTCCTCCGTCTAAAAGCTTGATTTCGCTTAAACGGGTGGCGTATATGCTTAAACATTAATACCTGAGCCACTTAAGTTATACATGGTACCAGGGTTGATACTGGTTAGCGACGCATAGAGAGACCATTGTGATGCTGCTCCACCCATGTTTTGGATCCACACTCTAGAACATTTTACGTCCAGAGTAACGGGTGTGGTATATTTTCCAGCGCCCTGGTGATTGGGGAATTCTACAGCATGTCCCAGTCCAGTCACTCGGGGGTTGGTGGGGTCAGCAAATGCGAGCAGCAGCACGGCACCTCCGCTATTATCATAAGACATTAAAGTGATAGACTTGGTAACGGAAGGAAAGATAATTTCCTTTATAGCGGTACCGGCCAGTGTGTGGGCTGTGCCGCTCCCGGTCATATAAGGGTATCCGGAAACCTGATAGGCACCAGCACTGCCCAGACCAGGGGTAGTGAACCCTCGACCGTAATTGGATGTATCAGGGCTCGTCGCCATTATCTACTCCTCCGCTTAAATTTATCTCTGGTTGTAAATAGTTCTGTACGCTTCTTATTTATCTTTTGGATTAATCTTTTTTTGTTCCGCTTGCGTTCGGCACGGACTTGAGTAGGCTTCACAAAGTGACTTCGCTCCCGCACCTCCTCTACAATGCCCTCTTTTTTAACCTTGCGAATAAACTTCCTCACCATTTTTTCAGCATCACCGCCGCATTCATGCGCCGATACAGTGAGCGTCCCCTGAGCAGGGCGGTCGTTAATGTTCCTTTTGTGTTTCATTTATCTTTTCTTTCCGGCAGCAATGGCTGCCCAGCTTCCAGCGCCAGGTAAGGCGCTAATGTCTAATCCCGGATCCCCTGCTGATATTCCAGAGAGAGGTCCATTTCCTTTTCCGTCTGGAATTGGAGAGGTTCCCTCAAACAAACCAGGGTTGGAAAACCTTTTCTTTAAGTCTTCATATCGTGGTCCCGCAACGGCTCGGAGCACCTCCTGTTTAACAGCGTTGGCTCGTGGCTGTGAGACGGAAGGAGGTGCCGAGGACTCGGATAAACGGGGAGGACTTGCATGAAGCCCTCCGACCACCTCCGTAATAATGCCCGATAAGACGCCCTCTTCAAAGATGACCTCCTTCACGCATTCTTTAATAATATTTTTGAGTTCCGATTTTTTCATTGTTCTCTTTCTTATGAGGTTAGTTGAGTTCCCGCAATTATCTGCCATTGTTCACTAGTGGCGTCCCAGACAAAATGTGCCCCTTGTGTCATGCCGCCAGCATTAGACAATTCGACCCCATAGGTGGAGTTGATTGATCCTTCGACTAACGCAG